CAATCAAATCACTCCTTGTCATAAAGTTTGACGGAAAAGACAAGTCTGCGCCGGATGATGTTTGGATCGTCCGACTCCACATTGTTTTTCCGCTCGAAATAGCTTGTGTACGCGATTGTGGTCTCCTCGCAGTAGACGTGATCCAGCAGGTTAATTATGCTGTCGCAGTTGTTCTCGATAGTCTCCGTGTCTCTGCCGTAGCCCAGCACATTGATCTCCAGCTCGCCGAGGATCACGCCGTCCATGGCGGAAACGTCCTCATATCGGAAAACTGCGCAGGGGAAATCATTCCCCGTCGCCGCTCCGTATGTGACCTTGGTCATCACCGTCAGCAGCTTTGTGCGAACGGATTTTCTGAAATTATAAGTCCGGCTCATTCTTCCGCTGCCTCCTGTGTTTCTTCTTCGTCGATCAGCGCCTGAGCGCTGATCTCGTCCTCGATGGCCGAGAGATACTGTGCCTCGATCTCCCGTATTTTGTCGATGTTGTTGTAAACCGCGTTGTAGAGGATTCCGCGCTTTGGCTGCCCGTTGGTTCCCAGCTCGCTCTGGTCAGCCCACCACGCGCTTTCCGCTCCGTACTTCGTGTTTTCGATGCCGACGATCAGGTCATTTTCTTTTTTGCGCACCCACATCTGATAACGCTTTGGAGCGTATTTCATGGTTTTGGTGTACCGGTTCAGCTTCCTGACCTCTTTCGCGCATTCCCGCAGGATAAACCGTCCCACGTCGCGCATGGCCGCTCTTGTCAGCTCCTTGATGTAGTACGAAGCCCGGTCAACGCTGGAGGTGTACTCCACCCCGTTTTTTGTGAATTTGACAACGCTCGGGACTGCCATATCAGAACCTCTTTGCGGACAGCTCCACGGTGTTGTCCTCGGCGTAAAAGACGGACACGACGTTGTATTTGACGCTTCCGTACTCGATGACCGGCTCGTCTGCATACTCGATCCTGTCCGGCAGGATAAACTTCAGGTCGATCTTCAGCCCGGATTGCTCCGCCTCCAGCTTGCGCTTGAGACCCACTGACTTGACGCACACCCACACGGTTTTCCGTGTCTGCGTTGGGACACTGTCGCCTGCGGAATTTACGGTGTAGGTCTCCGCGATCAGCACGGCCTGCTCATCGTATCTCATACGGTCTCCGCCTCCGTGCAAAGCGCCATTGCGTCCCGGAGCTGTCCGAAGTTCCGCTCCCAGCGCTCTGCTTCTCCCATATAGTTGTGCTGCCAGCGGACATAGGTGCGGATGGCGGCCCGCTCCATGGCGGAGCCTGTAAAGCCCTCCCTGACGCCGCCCATGCGGAGCATGGACTTGCAGGTTTCGATTTCCTCGGAAAGCTCCGTGTCCAGCGCGGTACCGGTGATGCGGATTGCCTGTCTTGCAAGTTCGATTTCTGTCATGGCATTCTCCCGAAAAGCCGGCGTCAATATTTTGACGCCGGCTCATGTGTTGGTTAGTCTGCTACCGTCACCGTTATGGTCGCGGTGTCCCCGTTGCTCATGACGATGGTAAAGGCATAATCGCCGTTATCCTTCGCGCTGAGCAGCTCCTTCTTGATTTTCAGCGTGCCGGAGGTATACGACCAGTTGCCGGTCTTGGCAACCTCCGTATCACCCAGCTTCAGCTTACTCATCGTAGAACCCGACGGAGTCGTCACTGTTGCCGACACGTCAGCAGGCGCGGCCTTGCTGAACGATGCCGTCGTCGGCGCAACAGTGGTTACCCGTTTTTTACCGTCAGAGTGACAAGGCTGTGTGTCAGGACGGCCTTACCGTCGCAAAGCTCAATAGCCTTGATGCACTCATCGTCGGTGGAGTTGTCGGTATAGCGCTTGGTGGTCATGCCGACAGCGGAATTGAACAGGTAGTCCTTGAAGTTGAACAGGAACGCCACGATGCTGTCCGCGGTGACGGAGGTGGCGAAGGTGTCCATGTAGCTGGTGTCTGCCAGCAGAACACGGCGGCCGAAGATGGTGTACTCCGGCTTGCCGCCCATGCCGTAGTTGACGCGGGCGATGGGCTGACCGTTTTCGTCCACCATTCCGGCGATCTCGCCCATGTAGGTCTTTTTGGTCATGCACCACACAGCGCCCTCTTCCACCTCTGCGCCCTCTGCCTCGCAGAGATTTGCATAGCTGATGTGCTGGCCCTCGGTGATCTCGATGTCCTTGGCTGCGGTCTCTGTGAGGATGCCCTTGGGCTGATGATAGGTGGAGCCGGTACCGGCGATGATGCCCTTTTCCTTGGCCTTCACCATGGCGTCCGCGATGTTCTGCACCAGCGTTTTCTCGAAGAAGGGATAGCTGATGTTTGCCATCTCATAGCTCATGGAGATGACGCAGCGCAGCTTGTGATAGGCGAAGGTCACGCTGGAAACGGTCTTTTTGACGGTGTAGGAGCCTGCGCCCTCTGCCACCCAGGATGCGGTGGGCTTGGAGGTGGAGGCGGGAACCGTCAGACCGGCCTTGATGTTGGTGCGGGTGACCTCGTTGAGGATGGTGCCGATCTGCTCCATCTTCTCATAGATTTTCTGGATGGTGCTGGTGGGGATCACCGCTCCGGCGTCAGAGGTGGTGGTGGACTGGTTCTCGTTGACGAACTTCGCCGGAATCTCCTTGCCGCTGAGCACATAGGCCATGAATGCCTGCTTGTACTCTGCGCTGTCATACAGGTCCTCCGCTCCGGTGCGGTTGTCCATGGGAACGGTGCCCGCCGCCATGGGAGATGCAGTCTGCTTGCCGGCCAGCGCGTTGAAGTTCGCCTGTGCCTTTGCCTCGGTCTCCTGCTGTGCGTCCAGCGCCTCGATCTCCTTGGTCTTGGCGTCAAACTCGTCCATCTTGGACTCGTCAAGCAGCTTCTGGGCCTCGTCCAGCAGCGCCTGACGCTTTGCGTTGTAGATTTCGATTTTCATGCTTTCATTCCTTTCAGGTTTAGAAATTTGAGTTTTGCCGCCGCCGCGTTCCGCTCCGCCTCGGCGTCTGAAATTCCGGCTCCCCGGTTTTTCAACATTTTTGTGATGGTCTCGATGGTGGTCTGATCCAGCATCCCCGGCTCGTAGGCGGCGGCCAGCGGCGCGTCCGCAAACTGCATCACGCCGTCGATCAGTCCCAGCTCCACGCACCGTTTCGCCGTGATCCATGTCTCCGCGTCCATCATGGCGGAGATCTTTTTTTCGTCCATGCCGGTCTTGGCCATGTAGGCCGCCCGGATGGTCTCGTTTGCCGTTTTCAGCACCTCGGCGCTGTGCTCCATGGTGCGGTAATCTCCCTCGGCGCTGGTGGAAACATTGTGGATCATCATCATGCCCGTGGGCGTCATGTCGCACTTTCCCGCCATGGCGATCACCGAGGCGGCGCTGGCCGCCAGTCCCACGATGTGGATGTTCACGCCGCCGGCGTACCCCCGCAGCGCGGTGTAGATTTCGCTGGCCGCCATGATGTCCCCGCCGCCGGAGTTGATCTCCACCTCCAGCGCCTCTCCGTGGGCCTTTGCGATCTCCCCGTTCACCTTCTGCGGGCTTGTCGCCTCCATGCCGAGCCAGTCATAGATCCACTGCTGATTGGAGCTGATAATCGGCCCTTTTACGCTGATTTTCATTTCTTCGTTTCAGTCCTCCTTACTCGTCTGTCGGTCTGGTGTCCAGCCTGCGGATCGGCTGATCTCCGCCCTCCACCGGCGCGAGGTTAAAGGTGCGACGCCACTCGTTCGGCGTCATCGCTCCACGGTCAACCATCTGCATCAGGTTGAGCTTGGTTGCCGTGCTTGCAAAATCCCAGGCGTTCGCTTCAAACACGATGCGGTTTCCAAAGCCCCGCTCCTTCCGGCTGAACAGCTTCCTTGTCCACTCGTCCTCCATCTGCTTCATCACCGGCTCGATCACGCTGTCGAAATATGCGCTCTGTTCGGTTTCTGTCGCGGAGGAGGTCACGATCTTCGGGTTGGTGTTCAGCACGGCGTAAATCCGCGCCGTGGTCTTGTCCATCTGCGCTGCGTTGGGAACATAGTCGTTCGGCGTCACCTGCACCGCCTCCGCCTTGGAGTCTATGCCCGCCACGCCCGTACCGTTTTGCACCGACATGAAGGAATCCGAGAAGCGCTTGACGTTGTCCTCGATGTCCTCCGGCCGCATGGAAGTGGAAAACTTCAGCAGCCATCGAATCACCGCAGAGTTCTTGATCGCCTTGATGATGCCCTGATCCGTGGTTGTCACGATCTGCATCAGCGGCTCCAGCGCCGGCGCCAGCGGATCGCCGAAAATATCGTTGCGCAGGAAGTCCCCGCGAAGATGGATGATGTCCGTGTAGGCAAAGACGAAGGTCTT